GCGTTGGAAGCAATACCGGCGGTCTTGATAGCACGAGTGCGAAGGACTAGCATCCGAAGTCTCGAGTTACCGGCGGCCTGAACCAAAAGGGAGGTAACGCCCTGATGAGTGTAACGTAGGGAGAGCCACATCTTCACGTTCTCGATCTTGCGCCCAATACGGCTACCCGAACCTATACCTTGGGCCGGTTGGAACTGGGGGTTGAACACGTACGTTTGCGTGCCACCCATCTGAACAGTCGCAGCATCCCCGAGCACGGGGAGAATCTTGGTTTCCGTTTGCGACAGAATGACGCGTCGTATCGCCCGACGCAAGCCTCGCACCTGCATACGCCCACGGCGGGCGGTCCGCTTTCGAAAGCGGCGGCGTACACGTCGACGGGAACGGCGAGGCATGTTTTACGCGTTTTGGTAATTTGGGGGGTGGCGGTTAAATTAAACGCAGGGGGACGCAGGGGGGTAGGCACGCTATTTATACCCCTGCGTCAAGGGGGCTGAGGCGCAACCAGGCCACCCGAGGGCCTGCCCGAGGCTGCGCCTCGGTTGATGCGCCTATAAAAGGAGGCGGGCATCGGTAATACTAGCGAATCGTTGATTCGCGCGATGCCCGCAGAAGCCCCACTACCTAGGGCCCCCCGCACCAGGGGGGTACGCTCCAGAGCTTGGTGCTTTACCTTAAATAACTACACCGAGGAAGAAATATCCTCCGTGCTAGACTGTATCACCCAACACGAGTGCAAAGGGTACGTGGCCCTCGGCCCTCGGATTTTTACTATAGGTCGGGTCCCTCACGCGACCCTTCTTTTATCTCTAGATACGTATTCCAAGAAGAGCTAGGGGGCGAGGAGTGGACGCCACACCTGCAAGGGGTCATCCACAACAAGACGCAAGTCGCCCTCGCCACCCTAAAGAGCTGGAACCCCCGGATCCATTGGGAATCGAGCCGCAGTATATATAACAGCGTAAAATACTGCTCGGACCCCGAGAAACGCGCCCCGCAAGGAAGGATCTGGTCCTCAGGCTTCAATCTACCATCCCAAGAAGCAGACGACACGCTCAAACCTGAAAACTTTTACGCATGGCAGACGGCACTCCACGCGGAACTACAAGAAAAGCCGGACCCAAGACGGATTACGTGGTACTACGACGGGAAAGGTGGTTCCGGCAAGACGGCGTTCTGCAAGTGGGCGGTGCAGAAATTCCCGTCCACACATTTCTTCTCCGGAGGGAAATTCACGGACATATCCTATCAAATCATCAAGTCTACGTCCGCACCAAGACTGGTCATTATCAATCTGCCGAGGACCAGCGAAGGCAAAATATCTTACGGTGCGCTGGAAGCCATCAAGGACGGTCTAATTTCGAGCGGAAAATATGAAGGAGGCTTTCGTTCTTTTCCTCCTCCACATGTGGTCGTCATGGCTAATTTCCGCCCGGACGAGAATGCACTTTCGTTAGACCGATGGGATATTAGATCCCTGCACATGAATGTATTAGAAGAATAATAAAGGCCTCGCGCCACATTACCAAATATAATATACGCTCATCTTTATTACTATGTATACTAACCTGCCGCTTCGCGGCCTAACTAACCCTAACCCTAACCCTAACCCTAAGCTGCACGCGACTCGCTTCGCTCGCGCGGTCGCCAGGGTCCTGCGGACCCGGCTCAACTAAGCGTCCTTCCACCTGATCTCTCCTTGTACCTCAAGAGTACCAACAAAATCCAACGCAGACGCATTAAGGAACCCCGCAACAAAGACCACATATGTCTCAGTCCCAGTAGAAAAAGAATTGACAGCGGCATCGTCACGGTAAACAACACTACGAGGAAGAGGAATTACAATTTTGCGACGAACTACATCATGAGCCCTGCCAGTAGAGGGAGTGAGACCAGCAGCATCACTGACTAGAGCACTTTGAAAGGTCTTATCCATTATAACAGTCCATTTATTCTTATCAACAGTAGAGTAGACATGACTTCCACCAGTAGAATCACGAAATATATCCGAAGAAGCCATAAGGGAGGGGTTCACTTGAAGCGCGTTGGAAGCAATACCGGCGGTCTTGATAGCACGAGTGCGAAGGACTAGCATCCGAAGTCTCGAGTTACCGGCGGCCTGAACCAAAAGGGAGGTAACGCCCTGATGAGTGTAACGTAGGGAGAGCC